ATGATGATTTAGTCCTTGCCAAACTTGTGTGCGTTGTTGGCGTCCGACTGCACGCCGCAGAAGATGATCTGGTGGCGGTAGTCGCGCCGACCGATGCCTGCACTGTTGATGCCTGCCGGTGCCTCGGGCCACAGCCCTATCATTTCGGCGTAATTTTGGCTGATCAGCTCGCGGACATGCGCCACGATCAGGATTTTGCTGTCGGGATACTCATCAAAAACGCGCCCGCAGAATGCGGCGATCACGAGGCTCTTGCCGGTGCCGGTCGGCAACACGACGAGCGGGTTGCCGTCCTCGCGCTCAAACCACTCAAACACGCCGTCGATGGCATCATGCTGGTAGTCACGCAGCGTAATCACTTAGCGCCCCCGTCCACCCATGTGCTGCCATCCGGCTTGGTGTACTCGATCCAATCGTCGCCCGCGTCGGTCTGCTCAAACGGCACAAGGGCCGGAATGAACAGATGTGCTGGGCATCCGGCGCGTTGCTTGTTGAAGTCCAGCGTTTCATCGAACCGCGCGCAATGCCATGTGCCGTCAGGCGCAGGCGTCGAATAGACGCAAGTGCGGCACCCAGACTGCGCCGCGATCGTGCTGCCGTGGCAGATGTCGCTATGGTCGCACCACCGGCACTGAAACCACGACGGGTCGGTCGAAATCCGCGCGGGCGGGTTCTTGGCCTCGATCACACGCTTGGCCTTGGCGACAATACGAAGCGCGTCGGCCTCGTCGTAATCGGTGCGACAGGTGACGACATCGCGCACGCCGGGAGTGCAGGCGGTCAAGTAATGCCGGTCAATGTTTGTGTAGTGCATGTAGATTTGCGCCTGCCCGTAGTAGATTTCGTCCCACGCCTTAAGCGCGCCCTTCTCGCCGTGCTGGTGCTTCAGCTTGGCGAGCGCATCAATCTTTTTTTGATCGCAAACCTTGCACTCCCAGACATGCCACTTGGTGGGCGCTTGGATCAGGCCAAAGATCATGCCGTCCAAGTGACCGCGAAAGTGGCCCCCGTGGTCCTCAATCCCGATCTGCTCGTTGATGTTTTGATGCGTCACCAGCGTGATCGCCTCGACCATCCGCAGGCGGTCGATCATGACCTGCTCGCCCGCGAACCCGTCTTGAATGCGCCGCAAGCCCTTGGCGTCGATCTTGCGTGGGGACGCATGCCGGAAATCGAGCCACGACTTGCGCTCGCAGGCGTGACCGATGCCGGACGCGCCCAAATACTGGCGCGGCGGCTTGCGGGCCTCGTAAGCCTCCATCGCGGCATCGATGGCGAGCAGGGTCGGGTCTTGGATGTCGGGGAGCTTAGACATTGGCCCTCGCAGAAAGAATCCCCCGGCAGCTTGACGCCACCGGGGGCATTGACCTCACGCGCGTTTGGCGCGCTCCCACGGCTTGCCTGCCGGTGCGCCGACGGGCTTGGCCGCTGCAGCCGGTGCGGGGCGCGCAGCCGGGGCCGCTGGGCGCGCTGCGGGCTTGGCGGGGGCTGCATCCCCCTCGGCCTTGTACGAGAAGGCGTTCTGCACGCCCCCACGCTGCTTATCCGGCACGAGGCGGGCCTTGGCGACGAACGGGATTTGGTGCAGCTCCTCGCTGTCGTCCACTGTCATCTTGCCGACCGCGTGGCAGATGCTCGACAGCGTGCGCTGCGCGATCTCGACAGCCTGCTGGTTGCCGTTAATCAGGTTCAGGCGGTCCCAGATTTTACGGTTGGCGTACTCGCCGTCGATGATCGCCATCTCCAACCACAGATACTGCCCGTTGCCGTCCTTCGTGGTCCGCATTTCGCTTTGCACGATCTCGACGCGATAGTCGCCCACCGGCAGCGGCTGGAAGTCGTCCGCAAGCGGCACGCTGTTGGCGTCGAAAGTCTGCCCAAGTTGAGCCATTGTCTTTCCATTCCTTTCAGCAATCCAGATGTCGATGGCCCGCAGGCGATCCTCGTGAACATCTGGACATAGGTTGAAACGCTCAAACACTTCGTCATAGCCGCTCATGCGGCTTTCACCTTGCCTTCCTTCTTGATCTCGACCGGCTTTTCCTCGGCCACCGGCTCGGCATCCTCGACGTGGGCCGCGTCCTGACCGCCTTGCGCCTTTTCGAGGCGTGCGGCGAACGTCGACCAATCAAGGGGGCAGTCGGTGCCGATGCGCCAGCGCGACTTGGCTTGGAACGCAGGACGGCTCTCAAGGAACATTGTGCGCGTGCCGTTGCCGGTACCCTTGGCGATCTTGCGATTGAAGCCGACGTCCTGCTGCTTGACGGCCACGCGGAAATTGACGAACGCAAGAACGTCAGCCCACTCCGACAAAGTGCTTGCGGCACTCGCGTGCATGTCCGGTTGCCAGCGATCGTATGATTCGGTCGTCGGGTCGTCGAACTTTTTGATGGCAGCGTGGCCGATCAAAATGACGCCCATGTTGCGCTCGTTCCGCAGGATGTCGAGGCCTTCAAGCAACATCGACCAACGCGACAACGCCGCGACGAAGCCTTTGCTATAGCCGATCTCAGAAATATTCGCGACCTTGGCTTCTTGGCTGACGTCTTTAAAGATGAGCTGTTCGCACCAATCAACCGAATCTAGCACGACGGTCTGGAACGTGTGTTCCTCTTCTGCGAGCGCGCCGATCGCATCCATGACGTCGGCAAACGAACGTGCAAGCGGAAAGGCCTGCACATCGAGCGCGTCCAAGCCGTCTTCGGTCTGAATGAAAACGGGATTGGGTGCGGCGGCAGCAAACGTGCTTTTGCCGGTCCCATCTGCGCCGTAAGCAAAAATGCGCGGCGGTCGCTTGACCGCCGTGCGCCGCAGTGATGCAAGATTGATTGCCATCTTTGGTTATTCCTCCGTTTTCACGACGACGACAGCCGTCTTCGCGGGTTTCGTCACCAAATATTTGGCGACGATCTTGTAGAGATCGGGCTGCTCGGTCTGAAGAAATTTCAGACCAGCGACGTCCAACTCGACCTTGTTCTTGGTCGGCTGGAGATTGCCGGGGAGCTTCTTGCAGGCTTCAAGGAAATCGCCGAAGTCGGTCGCCTTGCGATCCAACTTGGCGGTGATGGTCACGCGATACGGACCCTCGTTGTAGGTGGTGCTGCCTTCGGTTTTGTCGAAGGAAACCGCATCAATGAACTCCTGCTCGAGTTCGACGCGGGCGGCGTTGGCTTTCGCCTCTGCCGATTTTGCTGCCATCAATTCGGCGGCAATATCTTGCGGCGTGCGATTGCGCGCTGCGGTCTTGCTGATGCTCTTTCCCATTTCATTCTCCATTGGGCCTTGGCCCTGCTGCTTCAACGGTCTGTTTATAGCCCTGCCTCAAAACCCTTGTCAACAATTTATTTTGGGGCTATACAGGCAGCATGAAACTCAAGACATACCTTGCAAAAGCGCACATAAATCAGGCCGATTTTGCGCGCCTCATTAATGCGTCCCGCGCGTCCGTCACGCGCTGGGTGCTGGGAAACCGTCGCCCCGAGATCGCGCAGATGCGCGAGATCGAGCGCGTCACAAAGGGCCAAGTGCGGGTCAAAGATTTTTACGACACCGAGTGCGACACGCAAGATTGGCGCTGCCGCGTTCGTGCGTGGGCGCGCATCAATGGCGTCGAGCTTCGCGCCATTGCAGCCACGATCGGCGTCACGCAGACACAGTTCGCACGCATCATGTCGGGTGCCGTCGAGCCTTCGCTCGACATCGCGCGCCTGCTCATCAATGCGACCGACAAGAAAATCAAATTGGAGGCGTTCCTTGGAACCGATCACAATATCGTTGATGTTAAAGCCGCAGGGCAAGGGTCGGCCTCGGTTCACGCGAAGCGGTCACGCGTACACGCCGGATAAGACGCGCAGCTACACGCAAGAGATACAGTACGCCGCACGCAAGGCGATGGCGGGACGCGAGCCTTTTACGGGGCGCGTGCAATTCATCCTGCAGGCGTATTTTGCGCCGCCAGCCTCGTGGAGCAAAACAAAACGCGAGGCTGCAATCGGCTCGCCGTGTCTGACCAAACCGGACGCGGACAATCTTGCAAAGGTTTGGGCAGATTCTTTGAACGGCATCGTGTACGTCGATGATGTCCAAATTTATTGGATGCTGGTCGAGAAGCACTATGCCCACAATGATTGCGTCGTCGTTACGGTGACGGCAACGTGAGATACGGCAGCGTGTGCAGCGGCATCGAGGCCGCATCCGTCGCGTGGCATCCGCTTGGCTGGGAGCCTGCGTTTTTCAGCGAGATCGAGGCGTTCCCGCGCGCGGTTTTGAAACATCGTTTTCCAGAGGTGCCGATCCATGGCGACTTCACCACGATCAAAGGCGACGAATATGGGCCAATCGACCTTCTTGTTGGAGGAACCCCCTGCCAATCTTTCTCGGTCGCAGGACTTAGAGGCGGCTTGGCCGACGACCGTGGCAACTTGGCCCTCGAGTTTCTTAGACTTGCTCAACGAACGCGCGCCCGATGGCTGGTTTGGGAGAACGTACCCGGCGTCTTGTCATCAAACTGCGGACGGGACTTTGGTTCCATACTCGGGGGCATGGTCGAACTCGGGTATGGCATCGCCTACCGAGTGCTTGACGCTCAGTTCTTTGGAGTACCCCAGCGACGGCGTCGCGTGTTCGTTGTCGGACATCTTGGAAGCTGGCAGCGTGCCGCAGCGGTTCTATTTGAGCGCCACAGCCTGTCGGGGCATCCTGCGCCGCGCCGACAAGCGGGGCAAAAGCCTGCCCCCACAATTGGCGCTGGCCCTACAAGCGGCGGCAGAACATACGGCACATGCGCCGATAGCGCCGACAGCCTGATCGTCGGGGCCGTGTCGTCCAAATGGTCCAAGGGTACAGGCGGGCCGGGCGGCGACGAGTGCCAGAACCTAGTGGCCTTCACATGCAAGGATCACGGTGCCGACGCTGGCGATACGGCACCGACGCTGCGTGCGATGGGTCACAGCGCGAGCCATGCCAATGCCGACGGTCAGGTGGCTGTGGCGGTTGATGTTTACAATCACGCCATCAGCGGCGAGGTCGCTGCGACACTGAACGCCGAAAGCGGTGCGCCAAACCACAGCGGCCCAAAAGTTATGCAATCGACCGCCGTGCGCCGCCTTACACCCAGAGAGTGTGAAAGATTGCAGGGATTTCCCGACGATTGGACGCTGGTGCCGTACCGGAACAAGCCCGCAGCAGACGGGTCGCGATACAAGGCGATCGGCAACAGCATGGCCGTGCCGTGCATGCGCTGGATAGGGCAG